CTGAAGTAATCATAAATGTTTTGTCATCAAAATCAGAAGCGACATAACCTGAACTTGTGGGAGGTGTAACACTTTCAAGAAATAAAATATCTCCAGCAGTCATTCCAGTAGTTGAGGATAAAGTAATAGTAAGAATTGGTGAACCTGAAGTACAAGCTAACTTATCTGTTAATGCTCCAAAGTCTGTTTTGATAGGATGGATGTCATAATAAACTCCACCAGTATAGACATATAAAATTCTATTAGTTCCTAAAACAGCATACTTAATTGATGTTTTATTAACCATGTGATGTAGTGCTCTTGTTGGACCACATAAACTAGTAGAGCCTAATTGGGCCCAGCCACCTATCTTCTCTGGAGTACCATATCTAAAACGTACGTTCTCCCCGCCAGTCCATTGAGACTCGGCTCCTGTTGATGTGACCTGTTTATTGAATCCAGGTAAAAAACCTAATTTTTGTAGCATATAAGAATCTATTTACCTTATTTTCCAATAGTAGTTAATGGTACTAATGATTATATATCAATTTTACTCAATAATAAAGAATTTTCTGGGGAGTATAGTTAGTCTGCCTGCGTCCTTATTTATTAAACAACACCTTTAATATTAAACTGAAGTTAGATGTTATAGGGCCAAACTCACCTGTATTAAGTTGATTATCTATTGTTATAGATCTATTTTGTGTGTGAGGTATTTTTTCTTTTGAAAAAATTTCAGTATACCCATCGGAGCTATCGATATGGTAGATAAGTTTAATAAAACTATTTTCTTCGTATATATTTTGTGAGTTATCTATAATCTTCTTTTGGGTAGGATTACTTAATAACATATAAAAAACGGCTTCATTTATCTCATTTTTAATTTTCTTCTGAATAGGCTCTAATAAACTATAAAAGGTACTTGTCGGTTTACTATCAAAAACAAGTATATGATGTAATAAGCTTTTATTTTCAGATAAATACCAAGGGATTTTACCCTGTAAAACACTAGATAGTCTTCTATTTTCTAGATTATCTAAATAATTATTTTCACAGTTATAAATCATTTCAAATCAACTTCATTTGAAAAGGTTTGTTTTTTCTTAATGTCTTCATTAAACCTAGAATTCCACTCTGCCACTATTTTTACTAAGTTATTACCAAAGTCTCTTAAACCTCCCTCAGTAAAAGTTAGCTTTTTTCTATCGTTTAAAATTTTAATTTCCTTATCTGAAAAAATTAAATCACAATCTCCGTTTTCTTTTTGATTAAATTTCATTTTTTATATCCATAAGTAGGTCTTTTATCTATTGCAAAATCAGCGTAAGGTCCATTTTTATCCACGTAATGTAGAAAACATTGTGCACAATGCTCCCCATTAAATTCTTTTCTTTCATGAGGGACTTCTCTTCCTAAATATACAGCAGCTTCCCCTGGTTTTGTATAGATAGGATTTCCATCCATGTAAATAGGCCAATCTTCCCCGATAGCTGATATATTAAATGTTACGGATATCTCACAAGATTCTCTATCCGTATGTAAAGGTAGATCAGCTAAATTTGAATACATTCTCCAAAAAGAATATGTTGGAATTAATTCCTTACCCGTTATTTCTTCTACATGAGATTTTTTATCTAATAAAATTGATTCCATTAAATAATCTGCATAGAAACTACTTTCTAAATTAGATTTTGTATCATATTTATTAAACTCAATAAAATTTAATTTATGTTGAATATTAGTGTAAGTTTTTAGAATTTCTATTAAATTACCTTCAATAAAATTATCTATTTTTTTATATTTAAAATCTTTACCTATAATGCCCATGATACTACCGAAAATTTAACTCCCTTTGTTACTGGCTCTACTTTATGTGGATAAAGAAAATTACTAGGCCAAATAATTAATCTATCTTTTTTAATATTTACTTTTAATGTTTCACTATGTTTTGGTAATTCAAAAATTAATTCTCCACTCTCATAATCATCGTTAACAAAATAAATAAAACTTAAAGTTCTGGGTGATGCTAAACCTGAATCAATATGTGTTTTATAAAAACCACCAACTGCGTATTTTAATATCTGTATGTCCAATATCTTACAACTAGTATCGATATTATTTGTTTTTGAATATACATTTGCATAGTGCATTATGCAAGAGGCAAAAAGATTCGCCCAATGGATTTCAGTATTATTATTGTTATTAATATTACCTAAATTATAAACTTCGGTTGATCTAATTTCTTTATTAATAACCGTTTCATTGGCTTTAAAAATTTTACTTTCCTCAAATTTAAAATAATTATTTAACAATAATTTATATAAATTATTATTTTTCTTACTGCCCAGTATATTATCATATGTGCAAATATATTCAGAAAGTTTATTTATTTCCATGTTATGTCTTTGCTCCAAAAAAACCTACCGAAAGAATTATTCTAGGAGATAATCCAATTACTTTATGTCTTATACCTTTTGGTATATATATTAAATCACCTTTGTGTATTTCTAAATAATCTGTTTTTTCTCCAAAAATTTTATAAACTGCTACACCGTTTAATCCGATTATAAAGACATCTTCCTCATCTACATGGCTTAAACCAGAACCACTTTTAAAACTAAAAAAAATATCGCAACTATCTTCATTGTGGGGTAAATATTTAAAAACTTGTTTTAAAAAACCTTGAACAAATTTAAAATCTTCAAATGTATTCTCTAATTTTTTTATTTGAAATACTGTTTTAAAAAAATCATCAGCCCCATTGTTTTTTGTGGTTACAGGTACATCTGTTTTTTCAAACAAAGACATTAATAAATTAAAATCATATTCTTTTTCTATTTTAGAAAAATTTTTAACTAAAGTTACTTTATTTTTTTTTATGTCTTCCACGTATTCTGGTAATAAATCTACTTCCATGTTATGTCTTTATTCCAAAATATGTTTTTATAGTTATGTAAATTAGATAACCAGTATTTACTTTTTTGCCATATATTATCATCTCTATTCTCAGATTTTATTTTCATTTTCCATGAATCTCTTTTAAAAGGAATTACCTGAACGTAAGGGGATCCTTTTTTTAATTGAGTATCTAAAACAGGGAACTTGTCTCCATTAACAATAAAGGGAAAATTAATATGCATTTCAAAAGTATCGGTATCTACAATAGCAGGTATTATAGAAAATCTTTCATCTGCGTTATTTAAAGGAGGGAGGAAAAGACATGAATACCCAGGGGGTGTTTTAATTTTCCAAGGGTTTAAAAATTTATTAACAAATAAACTAGAATTTTTCTTTAAATGAGGGGATCCTTTTACTTGCTTTGGAGGGTGTTGTTCTGCCCGACTAAATATATTTAAATTATAACCAAGGTCTTCATGGACTGATGCACTTAAAGTTGTTTTTATCATATCTTTAGTAAAACTGTTGTGCTTTAAATGAAATGATTGAGGTAGAGTAAGAAGATATCCAGAAACTAAAGTCTGCAGAAAAGGAACGCATCCTTTAACTGTTATATCATCTAAATTATGGTTTAGTTTTTTAAACCAAGCAGGTATATTTACCTTAATAGGTTTTGGAAAATCTTCGTTAATTTCTAAGTATTCTTTATGAGCACTAAACTCTATTATTTTCTCTTTCATAATCTTGTGAAAGAATAAGATATTTCTAAGGTAATTGCAACAAATTTATATAAGGTATAGAGCTGTCTTCACAATGTTTTTCCCAACTTTTATTAAGGGGAAATGTAACTGTAGATGGATCAAAACTATCTACAACATTTTTATAAGTTGTAAAAAGGGAAGCATCCGGATGATTTGGATATCTTTCTAAAGATATTTTTAAAGCTTTACTAACTGCACTTAGCCAAGAAGATAACATTTCTTCGGTATATTCAAATAGGTGATCTGAATAAATATAATTAGTTCCATCATGTCCTGATACTACTTTAGTATGATTTTTTAAGGCAGCAAAATCAGAATCACTTATAACTTCACTTAAATGATCCACATGCAAATAAAGATTACTTTTAGCATAATCATTTTCAGCTATCTTATAAATATTTGTTTTCGTTTCGTTTGCGGGTATTATATATGCCATAAAGTTTACCTATGATAAAGTGTTTAAAAATAAAAATAATTGTCCAGCTGTACCGGCATTACCGGTTGCACTAGTACCAACGGGTGTTGAATCACCTCCAACCCCTCCACTAGGAACTCCTTGATAATTTCTGTAATTAATTAAAGAAAGATTAGCTCCGGGTTGACTTCCAGCTGTTCCACCAGGACCATTACCATTTACAGGGGGGTTAGGTCCTCCGTTACCACCATTAGCCGTAGCTAGATTACCAAAAGAAGAAGCACCTCCTGCATTACCAGCACTTGTAGTTCCACCACTTCCACCGTTACCTGCAGCTCCAATAGTGTAAGGATAAGTAGTACTACCAGATACTGCTGTAGCCCAAAGACCATAACCACCACTTCCTCCAGGGCCTGATTTTCTAGCTCCTCCAGGGTTAGATCCAGATGTTCCACCACCACCACCAGATAAATACATTATAGCGGTGTTTGCATTAGCTGGGGTAGCAATATTACTACTGCTACTAGTTAATAATACGGGTTGTAAATTTCCACCACCTGCTGATCCCGTAGAAGCAGAAGTAATTCTACCTTGAGCATCTACAGTTAGAGATGTTGTAGTGTAAGAACCTGCAGTTACTGCAGTGTTAGCTAATTTAGCTGCTGTTACATTTGCATCCGTAATTTTTGCTGTTGTTACGGCGTTAGTTGCAAGTTTTGCTGTAGTTACATTCGCGTCTGTAATCATGGCAGTTGTTACTAGACTATAAGAAGCGTCTGTCCCATCCGATTTTAAAACTGTGTTAGCGGCACCTTTTGCCAATGCTGAGGGATCTCCTGATGCATCTCCAACAATAATACTACCTCTAGTAAGACCCGCCATTTTAGCTAAAGTTACTGCGTTGTCTTGAATCATTGCAGTAGTAATTGAATCAGCGCTTAGTGCACCTAAAGAAGTATCATA